CTTGGTTGATGACTGCAAATAGATCTCATATAATCCTTTACACCATCATATGATATCCCTTCATTAACTTCAAAGGGAGTACCATAGTAATCATTATCTTCAAACTTATATGTGTAATCGTGTCTATCGCAGAATGCAATAATCTTATCTAATAATCCTACATATATCTTCTTTGACCTCAAATCGAATAGGTGGATCTCTCCATTCCAATTCCTATTACGATATTGAGGCATGAACTTTGCACCCTCTACCTCAAAGGTAAAGTAGTCTCT